AATGTTTTTTAAAATTATATATATTTTATATTTACATTAATAAGATTGGATACAGAGGCATGATTCATTATTAAATTTATATCATCTACTTTAAATAAGCTATTTACCCTTTGCGAAGAATATTCAACGAGCGGTATAAATATGGTTGATTGAAATAATGAATAAATAACCCCAACCTTGAATTTACAAGTAGGGATATAGATTGGAAATGTGAAAAAGCTACCCATAGGTAGAAATACTCATGAATTAAGTTAAAGGATATTGGTATGAAAGCTATTTTAACGAAGAAAATTATTAGCTGTATCGCAATTAGTGGTGTTTTAAGCTTCAGTGCATTTGAGATTATGGCAGCGAATCAACAAACTATAAATGATGGGAAGAATCACTCTAAAATATTAAATGAAAACCATGAAAATTTGACTGATAGTCAAATTTTCAAGATATTAAGTACAGCTAATAATGGTGAAATTAAGCAGGCAAAAACTGCATTGCCAAAACTAAAAATGGATGAAGCTAAGAAATATGCTGAAATGATGATTAAAGAACATTCAGCCAATGAAAAAAATGCACAAGCGTTGGCAAGTCGGTTACAGTTGATTTCACAAACCAGTAATCTTAGTAAATCATTGCAAAATGATAGTGATAAAATTGTTAGTAAGCTTAATCAAATAACATCAGATACTGATAAAAATTATATGATGAGTCAAGTTAAAGTTCACCGTAAAGTTTTAACGATAATTGATAAGCAGTTAATACCAAACACGAAAAGTTCTGAATTAAAAAATATGCTCATACAAACACATGATGCTGTTGCGAAACACCTAAAAGCAGCTGAAGATATATTTAAAAATATGAAATAATATATAATTATTATCTTTTAAAAATACATTTAAAAAGCCTAGTATTAATTAACTAGGCTTTTTAAATTGCATATACATAAAATCATAATATCCTGCAGGGTAGTGTAAAACTAGAATGTTATGGGTAATGTTTAATCTAGTGAAATATAATGATTATGGGATAAAGAATGATATAATTATGAAGATTATTTGAATAAGAACTTTTATTGATGAGAAATAATTTCTTTAATTAATAACATCTCCTTACTTAATAGGGGTATTTATGAAACATAACTAACCTAAAGGTGAATTATAATAATAATTGTCAAGCATACTTCAAAAGTTCTTTTAATATTCTAGCTCTTTTGAAAGACACTAGATTTTAAAATATAGGGAGTAAGAAAATGGTAAATACAAAACAATCAAATTCAGTTGGTAATCATACGACTCAAAAAGAGCCATCTTCTAAGGGTAATGTATCAAATAGCAAACCATTACAAGACATTTCATCCACAATTGATAATGCTCGTCCAGATTTAAACTCTCCACCGACTAATAACAATCATGTACCTGATATGAATGAAGGGGGAGAGAATTTGGTTGCTACAGGTGCAGGAACCTTGGGAGGAGCGGCGGTAGGTGCTGCATTTGGTGTGGTTGGCGGCCCTCCAGGTGCTGTTGTTGGGGGGATTATTGGTGGTGTGGTAGGGGCAATAGCAGGTAGTGATATAGCTCAAACAAATAATCAAAAAGATGATAGTAATGACTGGCAAGAAGAAGATAATTATTGGCGAGAAAACTATAAAAAAATGCCATATTATACTGAAAACAAGAATCTAGAATATGATCGTGATTATCGGGCGGCTTATCGTTTAGGTTATGAAAATCGTGTACATAATAATGCAGAAATTAATTTTTCCGAGGTTGAATCTAAATTGAAAGCTAAATGGGAACAAGTTAAAGGCAGTTCACGTTTACAGTGGGAGGAAGCTAAATTTGCTGTAGAAGATGGATTGAAAAAAATTCATCCTTAAGTCATTTAATACTTAGAAAGTCTCCTCAATGGGGGAGACTTTGCGATAATATACTTTTAACCTAATTTTTAATTTTAAGCCATTTTTTAATTTCAATATCAATAAAAACTTAATGATGGGTTTAATCATAAAATATTAATTATATTTTCATTATTCTTTTTTCTTTAGGCATTTAAGTATTTGAACAATTAAGCGGGCACTCTTCATTTTTCTGCCTTCTTCTTGATAGTACTGTTCAAAAAGGGCATAGAAGGGGATATGGATTTTTCAGACTCAGGATTAGCCTGTTAAGATTGTAATTCTAATAATTTTTTAGCGGCCCATTGTTCACACTCACTCGCAGTATCTCGAGTAGCTGTATAATGTTTACCTAAATAACGGACAGTGATGCGCCACGCGTCTCCGCGCTTAACCAGCTTTTGCATAATAACACTCCAAATTTCATGGTACTGCAATGGAAATATAAAGCGTTTTTTAATGCGAATTTTGAATTGACCTATAGACAATAAAAAAACCACCTAACTCTTTCGAATTAAGTGGTTTTTGAATTTTGGAGCGGGAAACGAGACTCGAACTCGCGACCCCAACCTTGGCAAGGTTGTAATACTTTAATTAAATCAACTGTTTAAAATAGAGTGGTGGCACAGTGGGGGCAGGGCAATTTTATTGTAATAAAATATTTATTTTACACATAATATAAGTTATTTTGTTTACTATTATTAGAATTACTTATAAGGAGCTTTTAAAATGTCTGTAGCTGTTAAAATTCAAGATATTCTTTCCGAAAAATTCTTTCAAAAGAATACGCCTTTTGAAAATCTAAACGATTTATTTTCAAAGGCGGGTGTAACTATTTCTTCAGTAGAAGATTATACATCTCTTTCTGAGAATAATGAATTTAACACTTTTATTCAAAGCACTACTAAATATTCGAGTTTTAATGATATGAAAGGAAAAGCTACCGTTGAATTGCTTCTTGGAAAATGATGTTGAATAAAGGGGCATAAAGCCCCTTGTTAGTTTTTGCGTCTTGCTTGCCTTTGGGCTTTAGCCTTATTTAGATTATCTAAAATCGGCATGACAGTAGCAGGGTTATAAAGGTGCTTTCCGTCTCCGCCTAGATTATAAGCCCTTAATTCATCGATAATGGTTTTTCTCGATAAATTATACCGTTCCATTAACCAAGAAGCCGGCACACGGTTCGGTATTTCTTCCGCTTTAATTTCTAAAACTTTACCGATGTTTTGAATTTCATCATGAATGAAAATCTGAGGTGGTTTTTCCGATTCAACTACAACAATATATTTTCCCATTACGCTACTTCTCCAATGCTAATTAAAATTTCTTCTGGTAAATCGTCTGTGTCTTTTTCAATTAAACTTCGCATCGCTTTTTCATTGCCTCCATTAATAAATCTTGTACTTCGCGTTTAGACTCACGGCGCTCCATTACGATTTCATCCATCGTGCCTTTTGCAATGATGTGATAGATGTAAACAGGGCGGTCATATCCCGCTTGCGCTTGGCGTGTTGGTCCAATACGCTCAATAATTTGTTGGTATTGTTCTAAGTCCCACCAGTGGGAAAAGAACACAAGGATATTCCCGCCATCTTGTAAATTAAGCCCGTGACCTGCGCTTGCAGGATGGGCAAATAGCACAGGGATTTTGCCTGCGTTCCAATCGTGAATCGTTTGCGGGTCTTTATCTAAATGGCGACCTTTTGGGAATGCTTTTAATAAACGCTCAAGGTCGCTTTTAAAATGGTATGCAACCAACACAGGCATGCCCGCAGCTTCTTCAATTACTGATTCAAGCGCCTGAATTTTTAAATCATGGATTGGGTGCCAAGTACCGTTTTCATCGGTATAAATAGAACCGCTTGCGATCTGCAAACATTTCATTGTTTTTGAAGCGGCATTGAATGCTTCAACTTCGACCGTTTCAGCTAGTTCAATGAACATTTCCTTTTCCATTTCTTCATAGGTCTTACGGGCTTTGCCTGTAAGCTCTACTTCGATGGGGTAAACGATCGGCTCTTTAATATCAAAGTAGTCTTTAGCTTCAATGCTCAAACACACGTCTTTAATTCGTGCTTGAATTTCGCCTTGACTATGGTCAAATGGCACAAGGTTTACGGCATTACGGTCTACGCCTACTTGTATTTGTTGGAACCAACGATCAGTAAAAGAACTGAAACTTGTGCCTAATCTTTGACCACGATCAATGAACCATAGTTGACCCCAAAGGTCTTTAAGTCCGTTGGGTGCAGGTGTTCCCGTTAATTCAATGAATCGTTTGACTCGAGTATGTGCAACTTTACCTAAGGCGCGTGCACGTACCGAACCTTGTCTTAAACGAAAACCTTTTAGCTTTGTGCTTTCATCAGCGACCACTTTTGTAAAAGGCCATTTGCTGCCTAGAAAATCAATTAACCATGGTAGATTTTCATAGTTAATTGCGTACGCATTTGCTTTTTGTTTTAAAGCACGTACACGGTCTTCAGGTGAACCAACTACCGCCACAACTTTATAATCTTGCAGGTGTTCCCATTTCTTAGCTTCATCAGGCCATGTGGTTGCAGCAACTCGCAAAGGTGCAACAACGAGAGTCGGCCCCGGCTCAAACAATTCGAGAATTTCTAAAGCGGTGAGGGTAGAAGACGTTTTACCTGTACCCATCCCCGCAAACACGGCACAACGTTCATTATCAAGAATGTGATTGATAATTAAATGTTGGTAGTCGTGTGGTACGAATTTACGTGGTTGAGCCATTTTCGGTACCTTCATAATTGATAAGCGCATTCTGTGCTGCTTCTTCCGGTGTTAAACCTTGACCACGTAAAAGGACTTTACGGTTTGGGTCAGCTTCTCTTGCGTTTGAGCATATCCATACCATCCAATCGGTAGTACGTGTGTACGCTAACTCAAAATAGCAATATGAATTTGTCTCAAGCATTTCTTCATGTATTTTTAGAACCTGTTCCAATGCAGGTGGTTGCGTGCCGTTGATTTGATCTAGCGTCAAAAATTCACTTTCTTCATCAATGGAAGGGTCGTGGTAACAAGTGATTAAAGTCTTGTCGTGTTTTCTTGCATAAAAATTTGTATGGTCAGTAAAACGTTTACCTGAACCAGACCACTTATACCCTTGTAAAAATAAGGCGCCCTGAAAAGCACAGCTTTCTTCAATAGATTGGGTCTTAACTCCGATATAGGGTTTTTCTGTCATCTTAGTAACTCCTCAATTCGCTCTAAGCTGTCTATAACTTCAACTCGTTGACCCATCTTGCGCATGCGTTCATGTTCACGTGCTTGGGCTGCGGTTGGCTTTTCCTTTGGTGCCTTTAGTTCTGCCCAAAAAGTATTGTCTGGTAGCATTACTAGACGGTCGGGCGCAGAGTTGCGGCTAATCCATTTAACCTTGCGGACTTCACCCCCTAGGGCTTTGACCTTGTCCACAAGGTATTTTTCAATTACTGATTCGCGCATATTTACGCCCGTAAAGGCATAACTACGCCCTTGGCATGTTGGTCGAATAAAGTGCCGTCAAAATCTACTAAAGCAGCTTGATTTGCAGACTGTGGACGCAATAAAACGTTTATGCCATTACCACCAAGTGCTTTATGAATCTTTTGGAAATCAGCCAAATAGGACCAATTGAAAGTCGGATAGCGTCCTTGGTACTCGAAAGGTACTTCTTTTGGATAAATACGTTGCCAATCAGGGAATTTCCCATCAATAGGAATGAAAAGCTCATGCACTTGTAGAGGAAAGTTTGAAATTTTTCCTTGCTGTGTACTACGATCAATTACGATGGTGCAATGCCCCTTACGGTTTTTACTTGGTACTTTTTTAATAAAGGCTTTTACAGCTTCAGTTGGAATAATGAAGTTGATTTCTTCATTTAAACCGTCGATCTTGCATGCAAATGCTCTGTGACCATCGGTAGAAACAACATGCCCTTTATTAATAGCCACGCCATTTAAATAAAAACGTATGTCTTTAATAGCTGTGCAAATTGTTGCTGCATCCAATACCTGCATTGGAATTTCAATTTTGATGTTTTCCATCGTTTTAGTCCTTCTTATAGCGATATGACTCAAAGCCCGCTGCCGCTAAAGGCAAATCAAGTGCCCATTCGGGATTGGTAGCAAGCAGGCTTGATAAATGTTCATGGTTGTATTCCGGTACGTCATCGGCTTCTGTAATCACCTCATCGTGCACAGTTAAATCAATTTCGTAACCTGAACTCTCGATTAAAGGCATGTTGTGTCCGAGAACATCACGGGCAACAGCTTGCGTAATGTTCTCGGCAAACTTGCCGCCATAGGTGTAAAGGCGTTCCCATTTACGTGTGTACTGGTTATTGCCCATGTAAGAAATTCTGTTGTCGTCCGCTTTTGCACCCGGATAACAAAGGAAACGACCACTTGGCAATTTGATGTAAAGCCAAGAGCCTTTTTTAATGAAAATAACTTTGCGGCATGGAAAAGGCTTATCGGGATTGTTAATGGCATTAATTGCTGCCGCGCGTAACTCATTCCACCATGCACTAATATTTGGATGCGCATAGCGCCATGAGCGTTTGAACGAATCACACACTAACCATGTGTTTTTCTTTAAACCGAAAGTGGTGCGCTTTTCTTTCTTATGCCATTCCCAAGCGCGGATTGCTTCGTTCATTATGCTTGGGTCAATGCTGTCAAAAGCTTGTGCGGCCATGTCGTCTAGGTCTAAGCCGTATGCAGCTGCAAACGTTAAAAATGCACCTACACCACCTTCGTAACCTAAAGCCAATTCCTGAACCTTACCGACTTGGCGTTGTTCTTTGTCTACGTCTTCAGGTGATACACCAAACGATTTTGCATAAGCCAATTTATAAAGGTCATGGCCTTCGCCTGCATCAAAGTCATAGAACGCTTTGAGTTTCCATGTTTCACCCGCAAGCCAAGCTAGGGCGCGGCCTTCAATGTTTGATAGATCGGCTACAACGAGTTTTTTGCCTTCTGGCGCACAGATACAACCGCGAATTGCAGAGCTTGTTAGTTCCATGACGTTTTCATAGAACATATCCGCGCAGCCGATTTTTAAAGTCTCGATGCCTTCGTCAATTACATCTTGCTTGAGCGTAGGACGGGGTAGGTTTTGCGGTTGGAATAATCGGCCCGCCCATCGTCCTGTGCGCGATGCACCGTTAAACTGTAAAGTTCCGCGTAATCGACCGTCTGAGCTAACACCTTTAGCGAGCGCGGTGTATTTTGCTGTACTGGTAGTTGAAGCCTGTAAACGGATGGCAAGCAATTCGCGAACTGCAAGTGGCAAAGAGTCGTCATTAATACGGCGCTCTAAAGTTGATTTCTGCATATCTGGCAGCGAAACACCATGCGCTTCAAGAATATGCTTAAGCATTGCATCGCGTTGAGTAGCTGCTTGCACTTCACCATCTGTTAATGCAACCGTACGTTTTGCCAATCCTTTTTGCGCTTTGTCTACTGCTTCAATTGCAGATTCAACAAGCTCAAGATCAATGCAAACACCACGGTCATTAATTTTCTGGTCAAGGTGCCAAAGCGCTAATTCAGCCCCACGATAATTCCACTTCGGAATTCGTTTATGCAATTCGCGCATCGCCAAAATATCGTTTTTGGCATAGTCAAGGAAACGCGCCCATTCAAGCGGATGCGTTTCACTGGTAGCGCGGCGTAATTTTTGATTAGCAGGACGGGGCTTGCAGAAAAGCTGAATAAGTTGTTTACCTGCTTTGTCCTTCGCCTTGTCTTGATCGATCTTGAAAATTTCACAAAGTGAATCAAGTGAACCGGGCAATGAATGGCTCAAAGCCTGAACCATTGTGTCTTCCCAACGTTCGATTGGTAGAACAATATCAAGGCCCATTTTTGGCAAAGCGTGGCGTAAAACAGTACGGTCAAAATGTGAATTGTGAGCAATAAGTTTTACGTTTGGATTGTTCAGTAATTTGCAAAGTTCATTTGATAAAGGATTTGATGCAACATCTTCTACATGAACGGGGCCGTCATTTAAAGCCCAAGCAAATACAGTAATTTCAACTTGTTCTGCATAAGCGTGTGTGCCGTTTTTAATTGGCACTTCGCAATATGTCTCAAGGTCAAGCCAAAGGATGTCATCCATTTTTATAATTCCTATTTTGCTTTGGTAAAGTGAACGCAGAGGGTCAGCAATACATTCACTTTCCAAAGCAACCCGCAAAATGCGAGATGCTTTTAGAGTTATGCTTCGAAAACACCTTGATAGAATTCGCCTTGAAGTTCGGCTAATTTTCCTTTCAGGATTTCAATAAATTGATCGGCACGTTTTTGGTCGTGGTTGTCTTTACCTACAAAACGCAAAATAAATGTAGGTTCAGAGTTATTTACGGAAATACGGAGGGAAATGGTGATTGCTTCAACAGGCAAGCCTTTGTAGCTTTCAGTGTTCAACACGATTGCAGTAGGTAAGTGTTCATCAATGCCTGTAGCTTCTAGGCTTTCTGCTGCACTGCGCTGGTATCCCATTTCAGCAACATGGCTGTTTAATTCCGCGTTTTTAGCAATTTTTACTTTGCGTAATGCGCGAATGCCTTTATCGAATGGAATTACGGTATTTAAGGTTGCCCCATCTTCACCAGTAGATTTACCTTGAAGGGTAATGAACTCGGCCCAATCGTCTAATAGATCGATTAAATCTTCTTGGTTATACCGGCGGGTATTAGCAATTTCAAAAGCGATAAATTCAGGCTTTTTATCCAAAACTAAAACGGCGGTGTCGTCAGCATGACCAGGGTCGGCTTCGTTACCAATATTAAAAAACGCTTCTGCTTTAAGTGTGCTACGGGTATTAATGAAATTTTTTAAGCCTGCAACGCCACGTGCTTTTGCATACTCAACAAACGAATCAATATTGCTTGTGTTGAAAGTGCCGCGGAAACGGTCACGCAAAGCATTAAATTTTTCTGTGCTATGGACCTTAAAACCTTCAGGTACGATTGCAATTGAAGCGGTTTTATCAACCTGAACAGGTAAGTTGCCTTGTGCTGCAATTGCTAGCGCTGCGATTTTGTCTACGTTTAGTTGTTCCATGTGTTATTTACCTTATAAAGTTTGGTAGGAAAGGGATTAGCCGTTTAGATAATCTTCGGCTTTGACGCGTTCAGGCATTAAAGACAACTTGCCGCCTTGAAGAACATGCATAGGGGTTTTGCCGCTAGCATTTTCGGTTTTATCGCCTGTTTCGGTCGGGGCTTTGAAATTGATTTTGTGGGCAACTTCGACTTGGTTACTGTCAGAAATCTGGTTAATGGTTAATTCCAAAGTAACTTTGCCTGCTTTGCCGTGAGTCACTACGGCACCTGCTACAGTTGAAAGGAATAGACCTAATTGCTTTTCAGCTACACCGCTTTTTAGGTCACCAAGAAATTGAGGTACATCGGTTAAATTATTCATTGCTACTTACCTTTTTCATCTACGTGCTTTGTTTTTTGAGAGTTATGCCACTGCACTAAATCTGCATAATCAAAATAGACAGGGGCTTGCTGGGCTTTCCCATACTTATATGGTTTAGGGAAAGTGGGATCATTTAGCGTAAGTTTTCGAAGCGCATCTCTTTTGATTGCTAATAATTCACAAGCTTGCTTATATGTAACTCGAAGTGGTTGCATAACTTTTAACCTCGTTGCTATTTAAAATTCGAGTCACACTATCGCAGTGACCGCGGTAAACGCCTTTCGAGTCATGGGCAAAATCGTTTACGGCCGTGGTTCTTTCCAGTATCGACACTCACGGCTTGTCGATTGACGTCGGTCTCCTAACGCACTGGCCACTCATCTATTTATGCGAATAGAGGGTCCGCGCCTTCTTCATCTGCGCTCAAGTCTTCAAAATCGTCTTCAGACGCTACGCCACCGCCTGCAAATGCTTCACCGTCTTTTAGGAATTGCACACCGCGAAGGGATGCGTTGATACGTTTGCCGTAGTTGTTGTCTTGGCACCAAAGCTCAATTGCAGCATTCACGTAGCAACCTGCATACGGTCGACCGTCTGCTTGAACTAACGGTGTTTTGCCGTCACGGTCGAAAATTGTTGGACGGGTTTTATTACGTGCTGAAATAAAGTAGTTACCCGCATAGCCTTCGTAATCGCCTTTAGTGTCACCATCGTGTAAAGCCATACGGTCTTTGGTTTCGATTTCTTTTTTAACTTGAGGCCATTTAGCGCCCCATTTTTCAGCCCCCATTTTGTCCATCGCCTTACGGATTTCATCAAGCTGCGGATGATCGCTAGCAAGAATGAAAGACGCAGAGAAAGCGGGGTCACCTTCGCCATTTACAGTTTTAGCTTCAAATAAAGCAGGGAAAGCAAGGCGTACATTGTTTAAACGAATTTTCATGGTTATTACTCCGATACTGTTAAATCTTCAAATTGTGGTTTCATGTCCAAAGCGGGACGTTTGTCGCTTTCAGGTGCGACAGTAGGTTTACCGTCCGCCTGAGTAATAAGGGCTTCAATTTTTGTCCATTGGCGCGGGCCGATAGCTTCATCTTTCTTGAGAGCTTCCGCCTTTGTTGGACTAATTAATTTCAGGTCATACATCTGTTCGGTTTTAAGGCGCATGCTCTTAAGCAATTTTTCTGCTTCTTCTGCATCGGTCCAAGCGCGGTTGCCTTTCTTGCCTTGAACCATCTTGAAGCCGGGTATTGCTTCTCCTGCATGCTATTTTTTGGTGAACCGCTGAATCGACCGCTTTAATCCATCCTTCGAGAAGGGGGATAACTGCATACATTCGGCTCAACTGTTCATTCTCTAAACTTGGAACTTGTGCCGTTGCATTGGTGATTTCTTCTTGCAAATCGAGTTGGGTTAAATCCTCAAACTCGCCTGCAATGGTTCCTACCAAGTGTTTTTGTAGAGCAGGGCAAGTTGCCTTTGCTTTACACCAGTGGCACTGTTTCTCACCAGGATTAAAAGAGCTATCTAGGTCAGCAATTGCACCCATATCGCCTTCATCTAATCCCTCTTCTAAGGAGCGGATGTGAGAAGCGGAGGCTTTGGCTTTATCTGCAAAGTCGTAAAGCTCTTCAACTGTTAATACAGATTCAGATTGATAGCCTAAGCGTGGTTGATGAATGACCATTCGCACTTGTTTAAAGTCACCGAACATTCCAAATGTCGCTAAAGCGCCTAATCCGTAAAGCGATGTTTGCTCATTTTCATCAGCATCTACTTTTACACCCTTACCGTATTTCAGGTCGTGAACCTGAATTTCTGTTTCAGTAAGAATTACGGCATCACTTGTACCGAAAGAGCCTTCAACACCAATGAACTCGGAAAAATCAACACGCTGTTCAACAAGCAACTCGTTGCCTTCAGCTTGGGAACGCACCGCATCTAAATAGATTTGGACGTTCTCAACCATTTCTGCTTCTACTGTGAAGAAGTTAGAAACAGGGCTTTCTGTGGCTTCATCAATCCAAAGGGCGTTGCCTTTGATAATGACAATTGTGTGGCCTTCAAAATCCGCTGCATTCTTACCTTGCTCTAAGCATTCCGAAGCAAGGAAATGTGCAGCCGTGCCTAGATCGGCATGCTCTGAGCTGCTGTCAGGTAGGTCTTTCTCAAGAATTACGCTACCTGCACAACGCATCCAACGGTGAGCCGAAGAAGGACTTAATTTTGCATGTGCTGTCATGGCTAAATCCTTATTGAGCTGCCGTAAAGCCAGCTGCAACTGCCAACAAGATGATGAGTAGCAGGGCCAAGGTGAACGCGATTAACTCGCCAACTGTAAACACGGCTTTAATTCGCTTATTTAAAAAATGGGTTTGAGTGTTCATGTGCATTTCCTTATGCAAGTGCTTTTTCACAAGCTGCGATTACATCTGCGTATTTGTCCGCAGGGATGGTTGCAACGGTTGAAGCGCCTACATCACTTAAGATTTTTTCAAGTGCAGCGCGGTCTTCTTTGACTACTTCTAAACAAGCGTCTTTCACTTCTTTTTTAGTGATTTCTGATTTAGTTGTTTCTTCAACAACTTCATCTTTTGGTTCTTCAACTGGTGCAGTTTCAGATTTGGTTTCTTGTACTTCTTCAACCTTTTCTGCTTTGGTTTCTTTAACCGTTTGAGTTTTTACAGGGTTAGAAGTTTTAACTTCTGCGTTTTTAATTTCTGGCTTTGCTTCTGCCGTTTTGGTATCACCAAATACATAAACTTCGATATTTGAAGCTTGTGCAACGATATCTTTTGAGTTTGTTAAACCCGCTTTGATAAGGTCTTGGCATATTAGGCTGCGCCATGTATGAATATCTGTTGTCATGGTTTTTATCTCACTTGTTGCGTTTGTCTCAACATGATTAATAAGTTACTCACAACAATAAGTTGCGTCAAGTGCAACTTTTTAAAAATATGCATAAAAAAACCTGCTTTTAAAGCAGGTCTTTGAAAATTAATGAATTAAAGTTTTAACTAAATCTTGTACGGCGTTTTGCACGATATACATAGCGTACTGAATCGATAACTTGACCCACAAAAATACAATCTTCGTCTAAGGGAATGATGTTTGGAACAAAGTTTGGGTTGATGGCTTGAAGGTATCTTGAGCCGTCAGATTCAATAATTAATTTCTTAAAAGTTGCATCGGAATGTTTACGAACAACGATTACATCGCCCGATTGCATATCGGCATAATAAACAGATGGGTCAACTAAAATATAATCACCTTCTAAAAATTCAGGCTCATTACTAACGCCCTTTACTTTTAGATAGAAACAATCTTCACAACCATCATCAGGTGCGGGCAACCATTCTGTTACTTCTGATAAATCAACAGCTTCTGCATTTGTCCAAACGCCTGCTTGTACCCAAGAAAGTACAGGGAGCTTATTGTTTTTGCGAAGGCCTGTAACGTTAGGCTGTTCAATACCTTCTGCCATTTCAAATAGCGCTGACACTGTCACATTAAAAGCTGAAGCTAATTTTTTCGAGCTTATCTATATCGGGAAATTGTTTACCAGATTCATAGCGGGAAACATTGCCCTTATCGACCCCTAACTTATCTGCAAGGTCTTGTTGGCTCATCTTTTTAGCTGCTCTCAACTGCTTAATTGCATTACCTAGTCCGGCCTTCATGTGTTTTTCCAAATGTGCGCTATTTAGCATTGTTGAGAAATTTTATTATTAAGTTTGCGTTTGACGCAATAAATTTCAACGCAACAAGTCTTGATAATTTGTTGCGTTTAATGCAACATGAGTCTAATTGTAGGATGAAAGGTAATTAAAAATGTCTACACCGCTTCGTCAAATCAGACTGAAAAATAATTATTCCCTTGCGGAAGTAGCGGCGGCTGTTGGTTCTGATGCGGGGAACTTATCGCGTATTGAAAAAGGCAATCAAAAGCCGTCCTTACAACTAGCAGCAGACCTTTCAAAGTTTTTCAACGAAGAAATCTCTGAGTTAGAGCTTCTTTACCCTGAACGCTACGTAACAGAAGGGTATTTCGAAGACCTCACACAAGAGGAGAATGCCGAATGACTGAAGGTCAAAAATTTGATAACGCGAAGCCGCGTTTCTCGTTAATTCCAAAAGGTTCGCTTGCGCCCGTAATCAATGTACTTGAATTCGGTGCGCGTAAATATTCAGAAGACAATTGGCGCAAAGTTGCCAATGCAGAAACACGTTATTTCGATGCAGCTCACCGACACCTAAACGCATGGTGGGATGGACAAACGGCAGACCCTGAAACGGGTGAATCACATTTAGCGCATGCAGTTAGCTGTTTACTTTTCATTTTGTCATTGGAACAAGAAAAGAGCGTACCGCATGCAATTTGTGGTACTTGCGGATTTGCTCCATGTGAATGTAAGCAAACTCTTGCAAACACGGATACCTACCGACCGTTACGAAACTCTTATTCAGTTGAATGGGGGCGTTGATATGACAAATCCGATCAGTATTTTTGGCCCTAAAGAATGCTCAAAACATTTTTGGGCGCATGACTCAAATGGTATTGGCAAAACCTGCATACGCTGTGGCTTTTCCGAGAATATTCTACGTCAGACACCGCCCCAATTTACCTACACGGTTTTAACTGGCGCACAAGTTGGTTCAGTGCTTCAGCTCACGCCACAAATTGATGACATGGGTGACGATAGCAACTTAGATCATCACGTTTCACCTTTCTGTGAGGTGCGTGATATATGAGTTATTTCAAGGAACACGGAAAAACCTTACTTGCTCATCACTACATGATTGTGCCGATCAAGCAAGGTTTAAAACGTCCTGTTATGGATGGATGGCAAAACGTTCGGCTTACTGCAAGTGACATACCGCGCTTTGCGAATCAAGGCGTAGGTATTTTAACAGGTCAAGGGCCTTTCCCAATTTGTGCAGTTGATATTGACGTAACAGACGCAGAATTATCACACCGTTTTGCAGAATGGTGCCGTGATAATTTAGGTGTGAGCTGTGAGCGTGTCGGGAATGCACCAAAGATATTACTGGTGTATAGAGCTGAAGATTCTGATTGGGGTAAATCAACTTCGGCGTGGTTTGCTGATCCTGCCGAAGTAGATAAACCTTTTAAAGAAATACACAAACATCGTATCGAAGTGCTTGGGCGCGGTCAACAATTCGTCGCGTACCATGTTCACCCCGATACGGGTAAGCCATATGAATGGGTTGATTTCTTCGGTGGGCTGACTGAATTTGCTGCTAACGCTTTGCCGACCATTACCAAAGAACAGGTCGAAGAAGCGGTAAAAGCTTTTGAACGAATGGCTGAAGAACACGGCTTTGTGCGTGTTAAAAACAGCAAGTCACGTATTGGTGCTTTGACGTCTAGCGAACTCGCGGATGAAGAAGATTTATTAATGACGACCACGGCAACAATCGGTTGGTCGTTGGATGATGCAAAAAAATAATTTAGAACATATAGACAATGAAGATTATGACACTTGGCTTCGCGTGGGGATGTCTTTACATCATGAGTTTGACGGCAGTGACGTTGCTCTCGAACTATGGAATGAATGGAGTTCTACCGCATCGAATTACGTTAGCTTTGAAGAGCTCGAATACCGTTGGGGTACGTTTAGCGGTACGGGTTCAACCATCATCACAGCGCACTGGTTGCTTAAAACAGGTCGTGAATCTAAACAAGCAAAACTTAGATTAGAGAAGCGCCAAGTTCTAGCTGACATTAAAAACCAGATCAATGAATGCCGTGACCAACAGGAACTTTTGCAGGTCGTAGCCAAAGAAGCAGGCAAGGTGGCTGGTACTGATCTTGCCTTACGCACTGAACTTTCGGGCCTTCTTCGCCAACGCTTCAAGCAATTAACCAAAATCAGTATTTCAGCGCGTGAAGTGAATATCGCAATGGGTGGTCGCAAGGTGCAAATTGCACTTGATGATGCCCAAAAGCGCCCGATGACTGAATTTGGTAATGCTTCAAGAATGCTAGACGCGTACGGCAATGAAATTATGTTTATTGCCGAAACAAATACCTGGTACCGATGGAATGGTGTTTATTGGGAATCGTGCGTGAACATGGTCATCGAGCAGTATGCAAAGCAAACTGTTTTGGCTATGGGTGACGAAGCTAAAAAGATTGATGACGATGCACAACGTGCCGAGTTCTATCAATTCTGCGCTATGTCTCAAAAAGCGTTCATGGTCAAAAACATGGTGACGCTTGCTCAATCCGATCCGCGTGTATTGGTTCCGATCAAAGAATTAGACAGTGATATTTATTTACTGGGCTGTGCAAACGGCGCAGTGAATTTGCGTGATGGTGAATTGGTTAAGCCTAATCAAGAATTGCTAATCACATATAGCACTGGTGTTGAATACAACCCTAAAGCCAAATGTCCTCTATTTGAAAAGACGGTTCTTGATGCCTTTTTTGGCGATGAAGAAATGGCTAATTTTTTCCGTCGTTTAATGGGCTACGCGATTTTAGGTAATCCAAAAGAAAACCTTATGGTCATTCCGTTCGGTGATGGCTCTAACGGTAAATCAACCGTACTCACAACCATTTTCAAAGCACTTGGTGATTACGCCAAGATGACGCCCGCTGAAACATTCTTAGGTGAAGGCCGAAGTAATGCAGGCGGTGCGCGTGAGGATTTATTGCGTTTACGTGGTGCCCGTTTTGTCTATGTCGGTGAACCGGAAGAAAACAAGGAATTAAAAGAAGGCTTGGTTAAGTCCATGACAGGCGGTGAATCCATCACAGCCCGCGGCCTTTATTCGCGTGTTTCGGTTGAGTTCAAGCCGACGTGGACCGTTGTTATGCCAACGAACCATAAGCCAATCATTAAAGGCGGTGACCATGGTATTTGGCGTCGCTTAATGATGATTCCTTTCCAACGAAATTATGACGCTGACAAGTCCCTTGTTAAAGACCCGAACCGATCTGAAAAACTTCAGGCAGAACTTGAAGGCGTTTTAGCTTGGCTTGTGCGTGGTGCACTTGAATATCAGCAAGAAGGCTTGAACGAGCCAAACAAGACGAAACAAGCACGTGACGAATACCGCGATGAAATGGACCTTTTAAAGGATTGGATTAGTGAATGCTGCGAGCTTGGTGATTATCGCGAAACGTCTCAAAACCTTTGGGTGAGTTGGGAAGCGTATGCAAAAGCACGTAACGAATTGCGCTATATCCCTTCATCAAGGGCGCTAGGTCGTCGGCTTAGTAGCAGATTTCAGTTAATCCGTAGTACAGGCGGCAAAAGGCTTTTTGCAGGTATTAGGGTTTCCGTAACTCCTGATTCCGAATTATTTGCGGACGAGAGCAGTAAGCAATGAGAGTTGAACACGTAGTTTTTTGCGTATACGCAAATTTCTGCGTGTTTGTTGGTGTAGGCAAGTCTAACGAGTGACGTTAGTGACGTTTAAAGTGCGTTTTTCCCTTAATTTCTATTTATATATATAGGACTTTTAGGAAAAAAGAATAAATAACGTCACTAACGTCACTCCAAAGACAAAAACGCAAAAATTAACGACTTGGAGGAGCGCGCCCATGCCTGTTTTGGCTTTTCTCCCTGAATTTGTAGTGAAAGACAAAGTAAAGCGTAGCTCTGAACCAAAAGTTACAGAGGAAGACGTGAAAAACATTCGAGCGCTACATAAATCGGGCATGTCTTATAGACAACTTGGTCATAAATACGAAATTTCCCACGAAATGTGCCGACGTATTTGCGTGGGATATTGCTATAAGGAGGTTTTCTAATGGCTTTACGTGGAAAACAAAAGATATTCGTACATGAATACTTGAAAGATTTAAATGCAACGCAAGCTGCAATTCGCGCAGGATATTCTGCAAAAACTGCGGGTTCAATTGGCGAAGAGAACTTGAGAAAACCTGAAATTCAAAAAGCCATTAAAGAAGCCCAAGAACAACGCATTAAACGCCTAAATGTAGATGCAGATTACGTATTGCATCGACTGGTTGAAATCGACCAAATGGACGTACTTGACATCATGAACGATGATCTTTCGCTTAAACCAATTAGCGAATGGCCTCCTATCTGGCGTCAATACATTTCAGGCTTAGACAACATGGAAGAGTTTGACGGACGTGGGGATGACCGAACAATGATTGGTTATCTACGCAAAATTAAATGGCCTGACAAAGTTAAGAACCTTGAGCTATTAGGCAAGCACATTTCAATCGGAGCATTCAAAGACCGTGTAGAACTTGGCAACGACCCAGAAAACCCGCTAACCGATCCAAAAGCAGCAAGCACGCAGCTTCGTCTACTTGCCAAGTTGAAAAAGGCTAAGGCCAAAAATAAGGGGGAAGACGATGCGTGAACAGCACAATTACAAAATCGGACAGCAAGTCTATTTGCCCACGAGACGTAAGTATTACTACATCAACGGCATTCATACAAACAAAGGCTTTTGGCTGACAGGTATTGAAGACTTCACACTGTCTTTGAATGAAGAACCAAATAAAGCCACCAAGCACGATAAAACGTTTCGTGTTCAACCTTGGCAAGTGGAGGCTATTTGATCATGGATAAATACTTTTGGATTTTCCTAATGGTTTTGGTTATTTGCGCCACTTACGCAAAAGTGCATGGTGTGAACCTATGACCAAAACCCATGATGACGAACTACTCGCATTAATTGCGGATATGAGCGAATCGGAAATTGAGCAATTCATTAATTCGCTTGATGAAGATGAACGTGCAGTTATCAGCAGGATTCTTGCAAATGCGCCTGTATGGTTTCCGCTTGAAGGTCCGCAAATGGCTGCTTACACATCGGATGCCGACATTATCGGTTACGGCGGTGCAGCAGGTGGGGGCAAGACCGATTTGATTGCAGGCTTGTCACTCAATGTCCATAAACGCGTGCTGATTGTACGGCGCGAGAAGGCACAGACAGACGGCATTGTGCAACGTATCGAAGAGATCGTAGGGCACAAGAACGGGTACAACACACAAAAGTCAGCATGGCGCTTTGACAATGGCCGTCTCTTAGAGTTCGGCGGCCTTGACAACATGGGCGATGAGAAACGTTGGCAAGGGCGTGCGCATGACTTGAAGGCATTGGATGAAGCTACAGAAATCCGTGAGTCACAAGCAATGTTCGTAATGGGTTGGAATCGTACTAGCGACCCAACGATAAAACCAAAGTGCCTTTTGACATTTAACCCGCCTACTACAGCCGAAGGCCGTTGGGTTTTAGATTTCTTTGCACCTTGGATTAAGAAAGGGCATCCGAACCCTGCACAGCCGGGCGAGTTGCGTTGGTTCGCACGTATCGGCGGCAAAGATCAAGAAGTTGAGAGTAATAAAACCTTTGTACTTATTGACGATCAAATTGTTTATGACTTTGACCCTAAAGACTACAAGCCCGAACTCATCATTAAACCTAAATCACGCACGTTCATTCCTGCACGTGTGACGGACAACAAGTACTACATGGAAACAGGCTACATGAGTACCTTGCAAGCATTGCCTGAACCTTTGAGGTCACAAATGTTATACGGCGATTTCGGTGCGGGTATTGAAGACGACCCTTGGCAAGTTATTCCTACAGAATGGGTTGAAGCGGCTCAAGCACGTTGGAAACCACTTGAAGACATGCGCATTTTGCATCGTGGAGATTTCAAGATGGATTCTTACGGATTGGACGTTGCACGTGGTGGAGGCGATAACACGATTGGTTTTGCGCGTTACGGTTATTGGTACGACAACCCGAACGTACTTGAAGGCAAAGACTCACCAGATGGACCAACAAGCGCATCGTTTGCTGTCTCACATGTTCGCGATCATGCACCCATTCATGTCGATGTCATTGGCGTTGGTGCAAGTACATACGATTTCTTAAAGCAATCAGGCATTCATGTTGTGCCTGTAGACGTACGCAATGCGGCAACTGCATTCGACCGTTCAGGCCAACTTAGTTTTTACAACCTGCGTTCACAACTTTGGTGGCAGTTCCGCGAAGCATTAGACCCTGCATACGGCAGTACAGTTGCTTTGCCGCCTGAACCAAAGCTTTTAGCAGATTTAACGGCGCCACGTTGGGGATTGCAGGGAACCAAAATCAAAGTGGAATCACGCGAAGAGATTATTAAACGTATTGGCCGAAGCCCCGACTATGGCTCTGCAATTATCAACGCGCAAATCGATACACCTAAACGCCACATTATGCAGACCATCAATGCATCAGCTGCTAGACGTGATTACGACCCATACGCGTCATAGTGTCAACAGGAAACAGGGCCTTTTCAATGTGCCAATCGCATAATGTCGAAAAAGGCAAAACTAATCGGAGCCCTTCAATGTGCGTGAAAAATATTCTTGACGGCGTAACCAATATTCTTGGGATGGATGCACCAAAGGCGCAAGTCATTGCACCGCCAAAGCAACCAACGCGCCAAGATTCTAAATCTCCTGATTCATCCGCGACCATTGACCGTGTACAGCAAGCACAAAATTCCATGTCTGGTGGTATTGCAAATACGCTTTATACCGATGCTCAAGGCGTGAGTGACGAAGATTTGCGCTTAGGCAAGAAAACTTTATTAGGCGGTTAAGATGACTGAAGACGATATCAGAGCGCTGAAAAAACGGTTTGATGCTGTTTGGCAATTACGTGTAAATGATATGGACGATTATTGTGCCGAATTAGCATTACACGTTTTGCCTGCTGCCATCAAAACGATTAAAAACCAAGAAAAGCATGACCGATCTGCATGGTCAAAAATTGTTGATAACACTGGTAAAGACTCGTTGAAAACCCTTGCAGCGGGCATGGTATCGGGCACTTGTTCGCCAAGTCGTAAATGGTTCACATTGCAAGCTGCAGATGAATCATTGCAAAAGGATATTGAAGTTCGTCAATGGCTTAAAGCTGTTGAGGATGCTTGTTATGTTGCTTTTTCAAAAAGCAATGTTTATCGAACTGTGCATCATATTTACATGCAAGAAGGCGCTTTTGGCATCGGTGCGGCGTTAGCGCCTGAACATGGCCGCAATTCTAAAGCCCAACTCATGGATTTAATACCGCTTACTTTCGGTGAGTTTGCTATCACAACGGACGAGTTTAATAAGCCAAACGGCGTTTATCGCAAATTCAAATTAACATCCATCAACATGGTTAAATATTTTGGATTGGAAAACGTTTCGGATGCTATTAAAAATGCGTTTGAAAGTAAAAACTACGAACAAGAGTTTGAAGTTTGCCATGCAATTTATGAACGAGTAGATGCAAAAGGGTATGGGCCTAAAAACATGCCTTTCGCTTCAATTTACTATGAACCAAGTTCATCAAATAAATTGCTACGCGAAAGTGGCTTAATGAGTTTTCAGGTTATTTGCGGCCGTTGGACTGTTTCAAGTAGCGATGTGTATGGTGAAGGACCTGCAAGCGATTGTATTGGCGATTTGCGTGCTTTACAGAAAGGGCATCAACAAATTGCAGTAGGTGTGGACTATCAAGTTCGACCGCCTTTGCTTTTACCTGATTACTTAAAAGGTCATGAGCGTGAGACATTACCAAATGGTATTGCGTTCTATCAAGCGTCACCAACAAGCCAAGTTGCACAAGTTCAAGCGATGTTGAATGTGCAATTCGATTTGAACGGTGTTATGGCACAGATTGCACAATGTCAAGAACGTGTTAAACGCGCATTTCATACAGATTTGTTCATGATGCTTGATGCTTTTGATAAGGGCAAAATGACTGCTACAGAAGTATATGAGCGCAAATCTGAAAAGATGCTCATGCTTGGTCCGGTAGTCGAACGTCAGATTGATGAACTATTGCGTCCGCTTGTTGAAATCTGTGTTGAGCGTGTATTAGCAAACAGTGAATACCTACGCCAAATTGCACCAGAAGCTATTCAAAACGCCGATGTCGAAATCAATTTCGTATCCATACTTGCACTTGCACAGAAATCTTCTGGTTCGGCAATTCTTGAACGTGCCCTTGCCATGATTGGGCAAGTAGCCCAAGTCGACCCGCAAGTACTTGATAAAGTTGATACAGATAAATTTATGGATGAATACGCAGAGATTAACGGCGTATCGCCTGATATTTTCCGTCCTCAACGTATCGTTGACCAAATCCGTAGTGACCGTGCAGCACAACAACAAATTGCACAGCAACAAGCCCTTGCTGCCCAACAAGCACAAACGCAAAACACTAACGCCAATACGGTTAAGACCGTAAGCGATACAGATGCAGAAACTTTGTCTGACATGTTCTTGCAAGGCGGTGGCGCATGAGCGATTTAGAAACCAAAGCTAAAGAAAATAAGAGTGAACGTGACCAGGAACTAAATGACCTGCGCTCAATCTTGGAAACGGAACACGGTAAACGTTTTCTAATGCGATTAATTGATCGGGCAAGCATATTTCAACCCACCTATGGCGGTGGGTCACAAATCAGTGATTTTGCTTTCATGGAAGGCCGCCGAGAGTTTGGCCTATACATCCTTGGTGAAATCACACAAGCCAATTCAGATGCATGGCTAGACATGCAGAAACAACGATTTTCAAAACTTAAAGAGAAGGTGAACCATGAGCGAAGTGACAACAACTACGACAGCAACTGATGCAGCAACTACCGCTACTACAACGGATACACCTGCTGCAACTACAACTGCTACTGAAACAGGCGGGGACAATCCTGTTACAACTCAGGTTGAAACCACACATACCACAAACACCACTACAGAAAATACTGAAACCAAGCCCGAAGTTTTATTAGGTGGTGAAGAGCCGCCTGCAGAACAGCCAATTCAATACACAGATTTCACTATGCCTGAAGGGTATTCACTGAACCCAGAAGATTCAAAAGCACTTCAGGAGCTTGGGCAACAGTTCAAAATGCCACAAGAAGCAGTGCAAAAACTCGTTGATTTAGGCGTGCAAATGCAACAACGACAAGCACAGGAACAGCAAAAAGTGATTGCTTCTTGGGTTGATGCAGCTAAAGCAGACCCTGAATACGGCGGGGAAAAATTGAAGGAAAACCTGTTGACAGCACAACGCGCCTTCAGCTTACCACGTGGCGCTGAAATCTCTAAGATTCTCTTTAAGAGCGGACTCGGTAACCATCCCGCTGTAATTGGCTTTATGACAGAAGTTGGCAAGTTGTTAGAAGGTGACAACATGACCCACGGAAAAGGCGCAAATACAGCGAACGTGGCACCAGCGGCCGTATGGTATGACAAATCATAAGGAATACTTAGATGCCTACGATTGTACAAACAAATCCAACATTAGCCGACGTTGCCCACAACATTGGTACGAACTCTAAAGTTGGGGCGATTATCGAAGTACTCAACAAGCGTCAAGACTTACTTGACGATGCTGTAGTGCTTGAAGCAAATAGCGGTACCCACAATAAAACTAGCGTTCGCTCAGGTTTACCAAAAGGTACATGGCGTAAATTGAACTATGGTGTGCAACCTGAAAAAACATCACGTGTTCAAGTCTCTGATAGTACTGGTCAGTTAACTTCATATTCAGAAGTTGATAAAACCTTGTACGACCTTCAGGGCGAAAATAAAAAGCAATGGCGCTCGGAAGAAGATGCAGGCTTCTTAGAGGGTATGTCACAAGAGGTAATGGAAAACATTATCTACGGTGATGTTGCAGGTGATGTATCTACCTTTAACGGTTTAGCAACGCGTTACAACCATCTTATCGACCCTGAAACAGGCGTTGCACCTGCAAACGCTGTAAACATTCTGGATGCAGGCGGTACAAGTACTGATAATACGTCAATTTACATTGTGCAGTGGGGGCGTGAAAAAACTCACTTGTTCTATCCGCAAGGTACGCAAGCGGGTCTTGATATTCAGGACAAAGGACAACAAACGGTACTTGATGCGCAAGGCGGCCGTTATGAAGCAATGCGAACATACTTCCAATGGGACGTGGGTTTATCTGTACGTGATTGGCGCTCGGTTGTTCGTATCGCAAACATTGATGTTTCGGAACTTTCAAAAGACGCATCTACTGGTGCAAATCTTATTGATTTATTGGACGAAGCACTTTCTCTCTTACCACTTGCAGGTTCAGCACGTACAGCAATCTACATGAACCGTACAGTTAACCAAGCCCTTAAAGGCCAAGTTAACCTTTTCAAAAATGTGCGCTTGACTCTTGAAGACTTCCGTAAAGACGGTAGCCGCAAAATTCAAGCATGGGATGGTGAGCCGATTCGCATCTGTGATGTGATTCTTAACACTGAAGCCCGTGTAGTTTAAGGAGAATTTAACCATGGCATTAGTTGATAAATTACTACAGTTCTCCGACAAGCAAGCTATTGCGGCGGGTGCTAGTACTTTCACTTTGGACACAGTGCATAAATCTGTTGGTACAGCGGGTTTACCTATCTGCCTTCAAGGGCATGTAGTCGGACCTGCAAACGCTACCGTTACAGTGACACTTGAAGAAAGTGCGGACGGTACAACTTTTACAGCGGCAGCCGCGTCAAAAGCGTTTAAAGCCGCTGAACTGAACAAAGGTACGTTCTTTTACGTGAACAGTGCGACAAAACGTTTTATCCGTTTGTCTTATGCTGTCGCAAATGCGCCCACTGGTTCTATTTCGGCTTGGTTGGGCAATGAAGCGGATATCCGTACAAACTACGACGCTGTAAGCGGCGCAACTGTTCCAGTTTAATCGAGGTATTTTAGATGTCAGACCAAGTATTAGTAGTTGCTATCAAAAAAGGTTTTTACCATGGTATTCGTGACGTAGGTACAGAATTCTATGTGCCTGCGGGTTTAGTGAACCCAAAAGTAAAAACTTGGTTTAAGCCAGTTGAAGAAAAGCCGAAAGCATCAGGCCGCGGCGCGACAGGCTCAACACAAGCTGAGTAAAGCATATGAGATCAATTGTTGATCTTTGCAATTTAGCCCTGTCGCATCTCGCGCAGGGCTATGTTGTAAATGAACTAACCGAACCGACAAAACATGCAAGATTGTGTAATACCTTTTACCCGATTTGCCGTAGAGAGCTGTTGGACAACGAACATCAATGGACGTTTGCCATTAAGCGCGTTCGATTGAATGTCGATGCAGGGTATGAGTTTGGCACGGCGTATGTTCTACCGAGCGACAAGGTCCGCATATTTCAGCTTGAATCAGGCAGCCGATTCTATGTAGAAGGCAATCTTCTATTCACAGAAGATACCGCACCAATCTTACGCTATGTTCACGATGTGAAAGACTTGGCATTAATGCCCGATTCTTTCAAGACCGCTCTATCTTATTTGTTGGCCGCACGAATAGCAGGCCCTTTGACACAGAATGAGCAAAAACAAATCTCCATGATGCAGCTTTATGAAATTGAAAAGAACAAAGCAATTTTCATTGACCTGCAACAACATCGGATTGAAGCACGGCCTGAGCATACAGGCTCAATGTTTGAGGCACGATAAATGCAATATTCGTTTAATGGTGGCGTAATTTCGCCGGATATGTTTGGCCGCATTGATCAGGCGAAATATCAGACTGGTGTAGCTAAATGCAAAAACCTTTATGTCGAACTGTTTGGCGGGGTTGTCTATCGTGCAGGCTTTCGCTACGTACACCATTACCCGAAATCAATGGGCAAAATGCGTTTAATCCGTTTTGTTTTTAGTGAAGAACAAGCCGTTGTTTTGGCTATTCGTGCAGGCGCTATAAATTTCTTTGCTGACGGCGGTATGCTGCTGAATGAAAACAATGAACCTTTAGAAGTTGCGGTACCGTATGCCGAAGAGCATTTAATGCAACTCCGCTATGCTCAATCTGCGGACGTTGTGACAATAACCCATCCTAACTATCCACCTAGAAAAATTATTCGTAAGAGCGCAACAGAATGGATAACAGAACTGGTTACAGTGGGATATGGCATTGGCACACCACAAAATGTTGCCGCAACTGCCCATATTGAAGATAAGTATAAACCCGGTGGAAGTATGCACGACTCATACATTGAGCGTGATTATTCTTACCAAGTCACCGCAGTAGATGAACAAAATGAATCTGCTGCATCTTTAAAGGTTGTTGTACAAAACGACTTATCACTTGCAGGGAATTACAACACGATTACATGGGATGCGGTAACAGGTGCGAACCGTTATAACATTTTTAAACTACGATCTGGTTTAGCAAGCTTTATTGGTGAAACAACTGAAACAAGCTTCACAGACGATAATATTGAGACAAACGGTTCAATCACACCGCCATTAATTCGTAATCCTTTTGAATTTTACCCGACCGCAGTTGCATATCACGGTCAGCGAAAAGTGTATGGCGGTGGTTATAAATCCCCCCAATGGATTCGCATGTCGCGTACGGCAACGGATGACAATTTCGGGTACCACATTCCTACTCAAGATACAGATTCAATTCAAATACGGTTTGCTGCCCGCGACGGTAACGGTGTTAAACACCTAGTTACAATGAGTGATTTACTTATTTTGACAAGTGGGGCACTTTGGAAAATGTCAGCGGATGGAGCCGTAACAGCTGCTAGTGTGAATATGAACAAGCAGTACAGTACAGGTGCAAATGATGTGACACCCGTTGAAGTTGACGGCGCTACAATTTTTTCCTCTGATCAAACAGGGCACGTACACGAAATATCATTGGCAAGCGGATACAACGCATCTTTTTATCAAACAATCGACTTATCAATAATGTGCCCACAACTTTTTGATGGGCAAAAAATTATTGATTGTGCATTATTGCGTAACCCTTTGAATATTATATATTTTGTGCGTGGTGATGGTGTTTTGCTTTCATTAACATATGAGCCAAAACAACAGGTTTGGGCTTGGGCGGAGCATCACACCAACGGTAAATTTTTGTCTATTGCAGAAATACCGGAAGAAGATCAATCTGTTTTATATGCGTTTATTGAGCGTGACGGTTTTTATACCATTGAACGTATGCTTACAAGGCAGCCGTTAGATATGCAGGATAAGTGCTATTTAGATAGCAGCATTCAGTACAAGGGCAATCCTACATCAACTTTAACCGGCTTAGATTGGCTTGAAGGTCAAACAGTATCTGTGTTTGCAGATGGTGGCGTTAAACCCAATGTCAAAGTAGAAAACGGCACAATTAAACTGCCACGTGAGTTATCTAATATTTGGGTTGGTCTGAATTACGAAGCTGAACTACAAACATTGCCGATTTTTCAAGAACAAAAAAATCCTGTTAAACCTAAAGTCGTGAATAAGGTTCACCTAAGAGTAAGAGAGTCTCAAAACATTTTGGCCGGTGCTAATCAGGATATTGAGGATCGCACACCAATTGATGAGTTTAAACCGCGTAGCAATGAACGCTATGGTAGCCCCCTTAAATTGTATTCGGGTTTGGTAGAAGTACCAGTTGACAGCACTTACGAAAGAGACATTCAAATTACTGTAAAACATGATAAACCTTTACCAATGAAGATATTGGCCCTTGAGGTAGAAATGACATGAGACGAAATAATATTGAAATTCGTAAGCCGACTGAGCGCGATATTCGTATTCTTGTTGAAAACCTGCGTGATGCCGATAAAGACGAAATGAAAGCGTACTTCAATGACAATTTTCATTGGATGATCAAAATGTCTATCAAGCATTCAAGCGATGCTTGGACTGTAGTAGTTAACGGTAAATTGCTTTTTATTTGTGGTGTTGGAATGTCAAGTTTAATAGGTAACGTTGGTTGCCCATGGTTACTTGGCACAAATTTCATAAAACAATATCCGTTTGAATTTTACAAACAATGCCAAAGTATTTTAAAGGAAATGCGGTCGGAGTATGCCGTTCTTGTAAATCATGTGTATGAAAAAAACGAGAATGCTATACGTTTCTTAAAAAGACTAGGCTTTGATTTAAAAAAAGCGGAACCATACGGCGCGAACAATAAAATGTTCCATCCGTTCGTGATGGGGGCGTTATGACAAATCCATATGCATATGCAGCGGTTAAAGGTGTAGAAGCGCTTTCCAATTACGCAAAAATGAAGGCGCAAAAACAGTCATTTAAGGACCAAGAAAAGCTCGCCCTTTACAATGCAACCCTTTCAGATAATCAGGCTCGGCAAGCCATCGAAGATGGTACCAATGCCGTAACTGATTATCAGCGTAACGTTTCGGCCTTTAAATCAAGCCAAATCAACGCCCTTGCGGAGAATGGTATTGATGTAACACAAGGTTCAGCCATTGATTTACTTGCTTCAACAGAGATGCTCGCTCAAGGAGATATTGATTCAATTAAATACAATGCTGCGCTTCAGTCTTGGGGGCACAAGGTTCAAGCCACAAATTACCGCAATCAAGCCGAAAATTACCGTGTTGCTGCGAAGTCCATTAGACCTGTATTAAGCACGATACTAAACCTTAGCGGTGAAGCTGCTTCCGCTTTTGGTTCAAGTATGGGTAAAGGCGGTTTAGGTGGAGGGCTTGAAAGAGGTTCTGCATCTAGTGGCGGTTCTGACTTTGCTTCAAGCCTTTATGATATAGGTGGCAGTAATTCGCAAGGTGCATCATGGCAAAATTATAATTGGAATTGGTTTGGAGCTAGTTAATGCGTATCCCACAATTTAATCGACAAGTTTCGGACAATAGTGTTCCAAATGTACAAGTCAGTGGCGGCATGTCAGCAGGCGAAGCCGCTAGCTTAGTTGGTAATAAAACCGATAGTTTAGTTGGTGCCCTTAATTCTGGTTTGAACGCGTACCAAGCATACCAAGATGAAGCGGACCGCGTACGGGTTATTGATGCCCAAAACAAACTCGCTGAATTAAAACTCCATTTGCAAAACAATGATGTCGATGGGTACGGCAACAAAAAAGGGGTAGATGTTGTAAGTTTTGATGATGGCAACGGTGGCGGGTTTGTAGACTACTATACAAAAGCATATCAAGATGGAGTTGGGCAAATTGCAAATACTTTAGGTAATAGTCGTCAACGTGCCTTGTTTAAAGAAATGTCAGAACGTGACGCGGTGCAGTTCAAAGGCTCATTACAAAATTACTTTGTACGTGAAAATGACGTTTATCAACAAAGCGTTTATTCATCATCAGCAGATCGTTTTATTCGAGAAATAAACGAGAACCCTGGTGACTTCACTAAGATTGATGAAAGCCGTGCTAATCTTAAAGCTTCATTAGGTAAATTAATGAATCTTGAAGGAAAGGCAGCGACTGAAGCAGAAAACATTTATCTTAAAAATGTCTCGGTGGCCCACATCACAAACATTAGCGCCTTTGTCGAAAATGGTGATTTAAAAGCAGCACTTGCCTATAAAAATAAATATAAAGACGAGATTTCATTAGCAGATAGCTTTAAGGTAGATCAGCGTATTCATCAAAAACTTGAAGATCAGCAAGTCGAATCTTTAGTTAATATGGCCACAACCGGAACACAAGAGGGCAGCAACCCTGCTTTAAACGTTCCCCCGCAAGCATCAGCAAAAATTGCTCAGGAGCTTAAAAGTCTTACACCTGATCAGATGAAAAACATCAAATACAATGATCAGCGTTTAGATGTTTACACTGTGCATGCTGCAAAAGAAAAAGGCATGGAATGGGCAGCGCCTTTAATTTTAGGACTAAGATTGGCTGGTGAAAAATCTAATAATAGTGCCGTTTCTGAAAAGGGTGCTAAATCTGTTATGCAGTTTATACCTGATACATGGAAACAGTACAGTAAAGGCGGTCAAAGGGATATTAACAACCCCGCTGATACTATTGACGCTGCTTTTGATTTTATTTCAGACATTAGTAAAAAATATAAAACAAAAGACCCAATGGTTATTGCCGCTTACTATCATGGCGGGGATGAGGATGCAAGAAGGGTATTAGCAGGGGGGCAACCTAAAGGGCCTAGAGGTCGCGCGTATTTAGAACGTATGGATAAGTGGTTAACTAAAGATTTTGGGCAGTACGCAAACAAGCCTGCAAAAAACTCGAGAACAAGCACAATCAGAGATTTGGAATAGCAATGCGCCTGTAGAGTTGAAACAAAAAGCCTTAATTTTTACCGATCGGTACTACAATGGGTTGGATAAAGCTAAAGAAGAAAAACAAAACCAAGTATACGATTATTACTTTAAAGGTATTAATTCGGGCCAATTTACTTATGAGCAGATTCCTGGGGTTGATATTAATGCTTTAGAGCCCAATCAGATCAAAAGTTTAGAAGCGGTTAGTAATGCCAAATTTAAAAAAGATATTAAAACTGACCCTATGGTTTACAGCATGATTATGCTTAATAAAGATGAGCTTTTCAAAGGAAAACCACAATCAGTTTTGCATCAGTACGCTGATAAATTATCCCCATCAGATTATCGTGCTGTCACAAAAATGTACATAGATGTTAATGCTTCACCAAAAGATGCAAGAAAAGAAGATGCTATTGAAGTTAGCCCTAAAACGGTTTCGGATCATTTAAATCCCTATTTACCTATGCTTGGTATAACAAATAAGACAAATAAGAATCAGATCGATCATTATGCTGCTGTTCAGGCTGACGTAACGCAAACATTGCGTGAAGCTGAAGCTCGAAAAGGAAGCAAGCTGACCAAGGATGAATTTAGTCGAGCTGTTCTTAAAACAATCGGTTTGCAAGCTAAGGAACGAAACTTTAGACATGCGTTTGGCTTTGAGATTCCTGGTACTGAGTCGATGAATCAAAAAGCGATATACTCTGTTAAAAGTAAGGACGATATCGCTCCGAATTATCAGAAGAAAATTGATGGGATGTTTGAAAAGCAGGGTCGTGATCTATCAAAAGTAACTTTGGCAGAGTATCTTAATGCTTATTATTCAATGATGAGACGGGGGTTTTAGAATGATGCGAATTTTAATATTTTTTGTATTTAGCATTTTATTGATACAAGCATCTCATGCTGAGTGGATTAAAGTATTCAAAAACGACGCTGAAACATATTTTTTAGATGATGATTCGGTAGACCTAGACTTTAAAAGGGATGTAGGAAAAGTATGGGTCAAGTCACAAATTGCAGTTAAAAAACCTACAAATAGTACCGTTACCCAGAAACGTTCCTATTTTGAAATTTCTTGTAAAGACAGGGCTCTAAAGGTACTAGCGAGTACCTCTTATAATAGAAATAAGAAGATTATAAGTACTTTTGAATCTGTATCGCCAAAAAGCATAAGCATTATTCCTGAAACCGTTGGGGATGATTTTTATCAAATCGTTTGTACCCGACTAATGTCTGCTGTGAAAGAAGATCCTCGACGGATTTTACTAGAGAGTTTATCCTCTGTCGATTCCTGTTTTAAGAGAGAAGCAGCTATTCAAAAGCAATTGATTTTTAATGAAGAAAAATTAAAAGCGAAGATCAAACTTGAATGTAAAAATGAAATTAAGGATGCAGCTTTAAAGGCGTATAAACTTGCTGAATATTCTAAAAACAGCGAACTAAGTATTAAGGACGAGGACACTTTGTTTGAAAAAACTACGCAGCTTTTTGAAGATCGTATTGAAGAAGCAATAAAATGAAAAAATTAGAAAAGTTATTTCTATCGGGATTGTTGGGTTTTCCCTTTTTAGTCGCTATCTGGTACGCAGCGAATAAAGGTTACATTTATGCTTTATATGGATACGTTGCTTTATTTTTAATGGCGATACTTCTGATCGCTACGGTGATAATTTTACTTCTACCTTCAATAAAGAATGAATAGGCGGTCTTTTACATGAACATGCAATAATTTGCGAATACGTAAAAATTTGCATGTTCATGAAAAATACGCTACATTTTTACTAGGTGCTGAAAACGCCTAAATACGAAGCGTCATTGTCACAGCGTCATCGTGGCTTTAATTTTGTCCTTAAAAAGACAACTCCGATCATGTATACTTCTGTACGTGTTTGATCACGCACATGTTTACTCTATGGTCGGGAGTGCGGCTAATACAACACCCGAAAGGGGAATACGCCCGCAGACTTCGTACTGTTTTCAGCTCCTGACCACCCGTCTGAAAAGCGGGTAAATCTCAACGAAGGAGTAAATAAAATGCGGTCAGCCATTTTAAAATATGAAAACCCAATTACTTTAGGTTCAATTGTAATTCGCCAAGATAACGAAGGACGCTTTTGTCTTAACGATTTGCATAAAGCAAGTGGGTTTTTAGAAAAACACCAACCAACATTTTTTATGCGTAATAAGCAAACTAAAGACTTGATTGATGAATTAGAGTCAGAAAATAAGGTCTGCAAAAATGCAGATCATAAATCTGCTGTTAATACCGTTAAAGGCAAAGGTCTTGAGCAAGGCACCTATGCAGTAAAAGAACTGGTCTATGCATACGCAATGTGGATTAGCCCATCATTCCATCTACAAGTTATTCGCGCATACGATGAAATGATTGTTAAGCAGTTAGAGAAAGCTCGTAATACTTCAATGGGGATGTTACATATTCCAGAACCTATTTCGCCTGATACAAATCGTTATACCGTAGTTAAAAGAGACGGCGTTACCACCTTACGAGATGCGAAGGATGTATCTTTTGTAAATGCTGCACATGTTTCCGATTTACGTCGTGATCTAGGCACGGTAATTCGTGCATTAGAAGAGTTGCGCTATCGAACAAAAATTGTAGATGGTGAGCTGAGCGCTAATGATTTGGCATTGCCTTTAATTTGTGAATTGAGCGAAAACGGTCAACAATTTGAACGAACTATTTCAGACGATGAAATTGCAAACATGACCCCCTCACAAAGCAAAGCTATGATGCGCGATAAGGTTGCAATTGCTATCTCTATGCTCAAAACGACTTATCATCCCGATGATATTAATAGGATGTGTAAAGAGTTCGGCATCCATCGAGATACGGCAAAACGTATTTTGAGTAAGTTGTACCAACAAGCAACGATGTTGGCAGGTTAATAAGCTGTCAACAGCAAAAGGCAGTCTAACCAATAACAGCATTTAAGATTACAAATAACCGTAGTCTTAAGTGCTTTTATTATGTCTGATCAAAATACAAATCTGACAATTGGTCAATTATTCGAATTAAACCAAGGTAAGAACCCAACACAAATCGCGGATACAGAAGCCCGTGCGCGTAAGGCTGCACGTTCGTTGGGCTTAGACTATAACAAGATGACAGAAACGCCTGAACAGATCGTTTCTGTTGCTGATGAGGTAAACACTCAAAAGCGCGTCAATGAAGTGGTTGCAAGTGACCCTGTATTGGGTAAATACGCACTTAACCCAAATCAAGCCGCTGTTTCACTTGATGACTTTGAAAATCTAAAAGACATTAGCGATAAAGTATCCTTATTGGGTTCGAGTTTGAATAAACCGTATCAAAGTGTTTCTTATGAAGACATTCAAAACGTTTTGAATAAAGGCACTTCACCAGAACAAAAACAACGATTAAAAGAACTTGGGGTATATGAAGATCCTCAAAAGAAAATTAAGCTAAATGTAAACCCTAATTTACTGGATACGCTAAGTACATCATTAGTGCCTCAAACACCTGAACAACAAATCAAAGAAACACACGACCAAATCTTTAAAAAAAATGGTGCATTTGCTGCTGCTCGTTTCAATCGTTATATGGACAATCAGAAGTTTTGGAACAGTCAGGGTGTTTTGCTGCCGCCAGAAGAGAGAGAAGGCAGCGAGAATTGGAATGCGACAAAGCGCGGATATGCCTCTCTTTGGCAAACAATAGGTGCTGCTAAGTATGCAGTAACTGGCGATGACGGTATGTTGAATCGCTTTACGCAATATAAAAATAGCCTTCCCCAATCGCAATCACTTAGTAACTTAATGCAGGATACCCAACTTGCTACTACAACAAACGAAGCAGGTGTACTAGGTGCCTCTCAAGAATTCTTAAGCCGTGCAAGTGCGGGTGACTTGGTAGAGTTCGGTTTAGAGCAAATCCCAACGAGCTTAATAGGTTTCGGTCTAGGAACAAAGATCGGTAATGTTGCCGTGCAACCTTTGATTCGTAACACCGCAAAATACGCACCTTACTTCATGTCAGTTGAACGTGCGCAAAAACTAACAAAAGGCGTTGCAGTAGCGGGGGCATCTTTAAGCGGTGGTTTAGGTGGGGCTGCTGCAGATGCCGCGGTTTCATACGGTGCAAACATGGCAGAAGCACGTGAAAAATTCTTAACACGTGCAGAACAAATTGATTATGCAAATGCCAAAACTACAGGTTCGGTTGCTTTTTCCGCACTAGGCGGTTTGCTGCTTCCCGTTTCGTTCGGGGGGCCATTACGGACTGTAGGGGGACAAGCGGTTATACAGTCCGCAACTGGTGCAGCATCGGTGTACGGAGGGGCGTATGCTGTCGGTGAAAAAGCGGACCCATTAGAAGTTGCCTTAGAGGTTGCTTTCGGTACAATCATGGCTGCGCCTGAGGTAGCCATTACATCTGCGTCCAAAGTTAAAAACCAACGTACAGCACAATTCGCATTAGACCAATTGCGACAAGATCAACAGCAAGATGCCGTTCGTTCAATTACCTTTGCATCCGTGCTTAACAACCTTATTGACCGCAACAAAGAAAGCAAGACAGCACAACGTGATGACTCTGCAAGCCAAGCATTTATCAAACAGGCAGTTGAAGAACACGGCGCGGTTGAAGAAGTTTATATAGATGGTCAGACTTTCAACCAGTTATTACGTGACCGTAATATTGAGCCAACCGATTTATTTGAACGTGCGCCAAGTCTGCAAGATCAGTTGGGTACCGCGGAAACATTTAACGGCACTGTACAGATACCAGTAAATGAATTTGTTTCTGCAATGTCGGTTATTGAGCGTCCAACAGATTTTGTCGAGAACGTTCGTTCAAGCCCGGACATGCCAACTTATCGCGAAGCTCAAGAGAACCTTGCAAAAACAACGGAACAAATGCAGCAAGAAGCCGATACATATATGGCTGAGCAAGCCCGTTTTGAAAGTGCTGAAGATGCAAAAGAGTTGGTAGCAACAGAAGTACAAAACCAATTGGCTAAAGTCGGAACATTTACGGCTAAATACAATCGTGCAGCGGGTGAATTAACTTCAGCTTTCTACTCAACGTTAGGCGATAAACTTGGGATTTCAGCAAAAGAAGCTTTTGACCGTTACCCAATTCGTATTGCTGATGAGCCGACCACGGATAAAGGAATTTCATTTAATCAAAGTGCTAACCCTGAACAAACAATCTCAGTAGATGATTTTGCTAAGAGCATTAAAAAACAATATGGAATTGAATTAAGTCTAAAAGGTAGCCCATCAAGTAATGTTCTTTCATTGCATAAAATTGTTGTGCCTGAAGCTATGCGCAATCAAGGTAATGGCACTAAAGCAATGCAGGATATTATTAGCTATGCTGACTCGCAAAAATAAAACAATCGCACTTACTCCAAGTTCTGATTTCGGCGGCAACAAAAGCAGACTTACAAGTTTTTATAAAAAACTCGGCTTTGTTGAAAACAAAGGCCGCAATAAAGATTATGAAATTTCAGAAAGTATGTACCGTTCACCAAATGGTCGTAAATATAATCAAGCGAATGGCGGTACACGCGGTTCTATTACTTTCAGCATTGGTCAAGATGGCTCAACAATCGTATTAAGCAAAAATGCTGATTTCTCAACCTTTGTGCATGAGCTTGGGCATCATTTCTTAGAAATGAATATGCAACTCGCCCTAAGTCCTGATGCGCCCGCACAAGTCCGCGCGGATATGGAAACGGTAATGAAGTGGGCTTCACCAGAAACAACTGATCTGGGTGAATGGGACTTTTTCACCGATGCAGAAAAAACAGAAGTACACGAAAAATTTGCAGAAACTTTTGAACAGTATGTTTTTACGGGTAAAGCACCAAGCGCGGCATTAAAGCAAGTTTTCAACCGATTCAGACAATTCATGATTGCCGTGTACCGGAACATTGAAAAGTTTATGGGCATCAATGACCGTGCAGAATTGAATGCGGATATCACAGGTGTAATGGACCGTATGCTTGCATCATCAAGTGCAATTGCTGAAGCACAAGCTGCATCAAATCTTGAAATGCTAATTCATCAAGATGATGCAATGCGCCTTGGTATTTCGCCAAAAGATTATGACGAAATGCGCCAAGATCATGAAATTGCTACAGAATTATCTATAAATACTTTAGAGCAAAAATCACTGCGCAATATGATTTGGTACCAAAAGCAGAAGTCTAAGTATCTGAAAACATTGCAAAAAGAAGCAGATAAAAAACGCGCTACCGTTCGCGAAGATATGGCAAAAGAAATTGCACAAGAACCTGTATATCAGGCTATGGCATTTCTACGTCAACCGCTTGACCAAGTTGCTAAGCGTGATTCAACAAAGGTTGAACCTGAACGCGATAATCTATTTGAAGCGATTGCTAAATTCGGCGGGCTTGATGCCAATGAAGTAGAAAGCACTTGGGGCATTGATGAAGCTGCTAAAACCAAATCGGGCGTTGGAAATAAACCTGTCGTACGTTCTTCAAAGTCAAAAGTAAAAGGCCTGTCAATTGAATCGATGGCTGAGAAGCTCAGTGAAGAAGGGTATTTAACTTTAGATGAACACGGAAAATTTGATACCCGTGAACTTGAAGATAAATTTGCGGAACAGTTGCGCGGCGTTAATCAATATTCAACGCAAGTGGATCCTGAATTATTGGACTATTCGCAAGACATGGATTTGCTGCAACGCTATGCAGAAGGTCGCACAACCAAAGGTAAGTTATCACTAGATTGGATTGAAGCTAAATATGGCCGTGATAGTGATATTTACCAACGCATATCTAAAGGCGCTTATGGTTTTGCACAGCGCGGTGGAGAAAACCCCGACGTAGTTGCTGAAATGTTCGGATATGAAAGCGGCGATGCATTGATTCGTGACTTACTTAATTCACCGAGTCCTAAGCAAAAAATTGATGAGCTCACCGATGCGCGCATGGCTGTGCAATATTCTGAATTTTTCGATCAACAAAGTATTGTCGAAGCAGTTGAAGCAGCATTACACAACGATGTTCGTGCACGTATGCTGTCCGCTGAAATGGCCGCACTGAATGGGTTACTTGGTCGTAAGTCTGCCTTAAATGAAGCTGCAAAAGCAGTTGCACAAGACATGATTCAACGCCAAAAAATTAAAGATATTCGACCGCATGTACGTGCACAAGATGATGCTCGTTTAGGGCGCATGGCAAATGAAGCATTTAGAAAGGGGGAGACGGTCGAAGCTGCACGCCATAAGCGCAATCAATTGGTTCAGTTCTATGCAACCAAATACAGTTACGATGCAAAAGACCAGATTCAAAAACACCTTGATTTAGTCAAAAAGGTTTTTGGAAATAACGAGAAGTTATCTAAAAACCGTGACTTTGATTTTGTGACCGCTGCCCGCGGCATTTTGGGCAAATATGATCTTGGCCGCGAATCAACAAATTATGAGCATCAACTAGAATTGATTCGTAAATATGACCCGACCACATATGCCGAAATACAGAACATAGGCGCATTGCCTGAAAACCAAAACTATCGCGAATTAACACTTGAACAGTTCAATGCAGTTATGGCCGCAGTCGAAACACTTTGGCATCGATCTAAAGAAAATAAGATTTGGCATACGACCAATGAAGCCTTTGAGCGTGAACAGGTCCGTGAAGAACTAATACAGCAAACAGGTGGTAAGAAAAGTGTTGAAAAGATTCAGCAAACTTTATTGGGTAGAGATAAGACCGCAGAACTTAAAGCTAAGTTCATGGAATTAGGCGCTTCAGCAAAACGTGTCGACCAGGTGGTGACTTGGTTAGACGGCGGCGCAAGTGGCAAATTCCGTACGTATCTAATCAACCCTATGCAAGATGCTTTGGCTAAATATCGTATTGAGAAAGCCAAGATGCTTAAAGATGTGGTCGATATTTTTGAAGGATTTGGCAAACTCGATAATTCAAAAATTGCTGCACCTGAACTTAATAACTTTACTTTCGTGGGCAAGCAATCTTTGCTCCATGCGATTTTGCATACAGGTAACTTAAGCAACAAAGAGCGTCTTGTTTTAGGCTATGGGTGGGGCGCGCGTTTAGAAGATGGTTCGGTTGATTTCAGTGCATGGGATCAATTCTTTAGCCGGATGGTTAAAGAGGGAGTGATTACCAAAAAAGATATGGATAACATCCAAAAGCTCTGGAATCTTTTTGATAAATACAAAGAGCAAGCACAAATCACACATAAAAAAATTAACGGTCGCTATTTTGATGAATTACCACGTACACCTATTAGTACGCCATTTGGTGAGTATGAGGGCGGTTATGTGCCTGCCGCTTATGACCGCATTCGCTCAAATGAGCAAGACCGCATTCAAGATAAAAACTTAGCCGAAAATAACTTAGCTGCATTAGATATCGCCACGACTGGCGCGAACTTTACCAAGTCACGTGCAGATCGTTACCACGATCAGCTTGAGCTTGATATGTCTCGGTTACCAAGTCATCTTGATAAAGAATTGCGCTATATCCATCTTGAATTACAGATTCGACAAATCGGGCGTTTATTGCTGAATAAAGATTTTCGAAATGAGATTGAGCGCGTATTGCCCTTTGGGGTTAAACAAGTCTTTAACCCATGGTTGAAAGCAATCGCAAATCAGACCGTTGATGAAAGCTCAGGCGTTAGTTTACTAGATAATATTTTCCGCACACTTCGCCGCAATACGGGTATCGCGATTATGGCGGGTAACTTAAAAAATGCTGTTGAGCAGTTCACAGGCTTTACACAAGTTGCTGTTGCAGTACCGCCGAAACAATTGCTAAAAGCTCAGGCCCATTATTTTGCTTCAGTTGCTACCCGAGAAGACATGGCAAATAACATCATGGAAATGTCTGACTTCATGAAAACCCGATTCGACCGTGCAGCGGATGAATACCGTTATGCGGTGGATGAGATTGTTTTTCAAAAGGGCGCAATTCAAACAGTGAAAGATTTCACAATGAAGCACGCGTATGTATTGCAAACAACGATACAAAGACCAATGGAAATGATCTCTTGGCAAGCGGCTTTCAATCACTATACAGAACAAGGCATGACTCAATATGAAGCAGTGCATGCAGCCGATGCAGTTATTCGCCAATATATGACTGATATGTCGCCTGAAGGGATTTCAAATCTTGAACGTGGTACACCTGCTAAACGAATGTTTTTGATGTTTTACAACTGGTTCAATATGGTTTGGAACACATCAATGTCAGAAGCTAAGTTAGCGTTAGAGGCAAGCAACGGCTCATGGGTGCAAGCATCGCCACGTTTGGCGTATGTGGCGTTAATGATGATCTCAATCCCTTCGATGCTGTCTGAATTGCTTGGGGTTATCTTCGCAGGCGGTCTAAAAGATGAGGATGATGATGATAATAAATGGGATGACTTATCTGCAAAACTTGCACTTTCACAATTAAAAATGTTGGCTGCTTTTGTACCGTATGCAGGTAATGTGGTAAATGCCGCAATCAGCAATACGGACGATACCATTGTAAACGACCGCTACACGGCGTCACCTGTATTCAGTATGGGCGAGAGTGGACTTTCACTGATTCAACATGCAAGACGCGCTTTGGATGAGGATAAGGAAGTTAACCAAGGTAAAGCTTCAAAAGATTTAATGAATACAGCAACCCTCGTTACAGGCATTCCGTTTGCTGTACTTGGTAAACCTTCTGGTTATTGGCTTGATATAGCTCAAGGCAAGAAAGATGCACCAGACAGTATTTACGATGCAACACGCGGTACGATAACAGGGAAACATGCACCGGAATGATAAGAAATTATCAAGTGTTATTTTCCATTAAATAACAACAGTTTGCCTAAAATTTGTAGTTGACTCTGTAATTTTGTTAGTTCAATATCTAACCAAATTACGGAGTTTTTCGCATGAATTATTTAGTCATTAAAAAGCTAGGTCACGGTTTTTATTTAGGTAAAGGCAACGTTATTCAAGGAGGTAAAGAATTTATCGTTATAAAAAGCGATAAAGAAATGCTCGTAGGTGCTGAAAGATATAAATACGATGCTTCAAGCAATCAATTATTATGGGAAGGTATTCAAGATTTAGATTTAGTCGTTGTGGGTTTTGCTGATACTGAAGAAGAAGCTTTAGACTTAGCTTTCTAAAGACCTGTTGACAGCACAAGACTAGCATTCAACTATTTATTTGTAAGCTTACCTAAAATTGGCTGTAGAGATTACAGCCTTTTTTATTGGTGAGCTTATGACAGTTCAGGTTACCGACCGGCTCAGTCAACTATATGTTGGTAATGGAGTGAATACACGGTTTGATTTTACATTTAGGGTTTTCGATCAAGAAGATGCTACGGGAGTCGCGGTACACCTTTTCGATGGTGTAGACTTTGAAAAGATGGACGAACTCCTTTACCAAGTCTTTATCAATGCGGATAAGTTGGGCGGCTATGTAGTTTTTAATAATGCACCAGATTCCGAAACCTCATTTTATATTGGGGGTGAAACACCAGTCGATCAACAACTTGATATAACCAATTATGATAATTTTTACCCCGATTCGCTTGAAAGATCGCTAGATAAATTAACAGGCATCTTGCAAGAATGGAGCCATCTATTAGGCTTTGAAAAACAGGCTCGGATTCTTTCAGGTGTTAAATATGATGAAGATGCAAAAAACCGTGAAGAATTATTAAAAAATGAACTGCAAAATAACATCGACTTTCTTCAAGAAAATACCAACGCAATGCTTGAAGAAGCAATTGCAAACGGCGCTGTTAGTGCACTTGCCGTAACTGTTGTTGAATGCCTCGATGATTTAATAACTGTAAAAAAATGGCAAGGCCGTACAGTGAATGTGCGTTCGGTTATCAGAAATAAACATCTTGGTGGGGGTACTTTTGTATTTAATAAAAACAGTACCCGTACACCAGATGGCTATATTGTTGTTGCTGATGTTGGTGGTAACTGGGAAAAAATCACAGTTGCGTTTCCTACTGTCGACGATTTTGGCGGACTTGGTGACGACCCAAATTATGACGATGCGGACGCATTTATTCGATGTGCGTTGAGTCCATACACAGGTTCGAATATTTATCTTGCTAACAGACAAGTTGAATATCGCATCAATAAACAAGTTGATTGCAAGGGTAAAGGGATTGTTGGAGGTGGATTTAGTAGACAAAATGCCACTGCGTATGCAATGAACTCTCTAAAGGTAAGACCAGGTGATTATTCAAATTCAAATACCCTTCTTAATAATGTGGCATTTATTAACGTGGGCGCCGAAGTAAGAGATTTGCAATTAGTAAGTGAGGGTGTTTCAGAAAATATTTCGGGTTTAAAAGTCGACGGTTATAACTTCAC